GGCTGTTAGCTTTAGCTTTGCCAATATCTAATTCTTGGCGGTAATGCTTACGCAATGTCTTATCGTCAATACCAACAAGAATAGCAATCTGCTCATGCGGCAGCCCTAACCCGCTGCTTGATTCAACGAGTTTTCTCAATTGATCGGTTGGCTCATGAGTATGGTTCATTTTATAAAGGGGAATTTGCTTAAATTTTACGCAACTTCTTCAGTTTGTGTCAAAAGAACGGCTTTTCTACCTGTGAAATCTTCCCATCGTTTGACAATTACATCGACAAATTTTGGGTCTAATTCCATTAATCTTGCAGACATTCCCAAACGATCAGCAGCTATTAATGTGCTTCCTGAGCCACCAAAAGCATCAATAACAATATCACCTGCTCTTGCTGACGATTTAAGCATCTTTTCAATTAATCCCACAGGCTTCATTGTTGGATGTTCGCCTGAACGTTTAGGCTTTTCATGAAAAAGTATGGATGATGGGCTTTCTTCCAAAGTAGCCTCACCAGAGACAAATAAAACAGAGTCACCAACTTTAATCATCCAGCGACCATCTTCAGACTTTTGGATTGGCCCACCTTCTCCGTGATCAATGACAGTGGTTAACTTTCGGCCGCCATACCAACGATGTTTGCTTCCAGGCTTCCACCCATACAAAATAGGCTCATGCATCCATTGATAGTCTGACCGACCTAACACCAAAGAATTCTTGCGCCAAATTAAACAGCCTGACAATTTAAAGCCAGCTTGAATGAAAGCTGATCTAAAGTTTAATCCTTCTGTATCGGCATGAGCAACATAAATCGGAGCGCCACTTTTCATTACAGCAAACATGGAAATGTAGGCATCAAGCAAAAATTGTTTAAATTCATCATTTGCCATGTTGTCGTTTTGAATCTTTCCGGCCAGCTTAGATTCATAAGCTACGTTGTAAGGAGGATCAGTCCAACAAATGTCTGCTTTTTCGCCATTCATGAGTTTGTCCCATGAATTGATATCTAAAGATGAACCACACATTACTCGATGAGGGCCAAGCTGATAAACGTCACCTTCTTTGCTTTTTGGCTCTATAGGAATGTCTGGGACATCATCAGGATCTGTAAATTCTTCTTTTTCAATTACAGGATTTAATAAGTCTTGAAGTTCATCAGCGTTAAACCCAAGCACTTCCAAAGCAAACCCATCAGCCAACAATTCGTTCAACTCAATGGTCAGCAGTTCATTGTCCCAATCGGCATTTAGCGCCAGCTTATTGTCGGCAATGATGAGTGCTTTACGCTGCGTATCAGTTAAATGTGCAAGCTCAATGGTCGGCACTTTATCCATTTTCAGCTTACGAGCAGCCATTAAACGGCCATGACCAGCAATGATGCCTTTATCCCCATCTACTAGGATAGGGTTAGTCCAGCCAAACTCTTTAATACTTGCCGCTATTTGGGCGACTTGCTCATCAGAGTGCTTACGTGAGTTGTTAATGTAAGGAATCAACTCATCGACTGAACGTTCAATTATTTGCATAAATAAGAAGGGAACTTTGATTTGGGTTTCAACATGGTATAGCAGAAAGCCAGAAAATGCTATACGTCACCATCCTCAAATGCTGGCTTAACAGTTCCCAATCTATCAAGAAGCAGCGCTGTCGTCTTTTTGCGCTTCTTCAACTTTTGGCTTAGTCATCGCAATAGCTTGGCTGTTAGCTTCTGCCAACAATGACTGCAAATGTTTCTGAAGGCTAAAAATTCGAGCTTCAAGGGCTTGAATAATGTCACGAATTTCAGCTTCGCTATGTGAAAAATTAAACATTACTTCTTACCTTTCTTTTTTTCTGCTTCACGTTTCTCGCTGTACGCAATTGCCACGGCCTGTTTAACAGGCTTTCCGGCCTTTACTTCAGTTTTGATGTTTTCTTTAAATGCTTTATCACTCGTTGATTTCTTCAGCGGCATCTTCGTCTTCCTCTAACCATTCAATTTCTTCATTCACAAACGCCACGATCAAGTCAGCCAGTTCAACCCATTCGCCATCTTCGTGACCAACGGTGTCAATAGCCATTTGTGCGGCACGAAAACGAACATTGTCAGTTTCAAAAAACATGGTAATTCCTTTAAGTAGATGGGAGTTCTTCAAAGCAAACGTCCTGCCACGACATGAGCAAGTACCGTTCACCATCTTCTTTATACTCCATGAATTTTAAGTATTCGTTACCATACTCTTTTGCCAAGTGACCAAAGTAAACCTTAGCCCCTACGGTTACTTTCATGTCCTCGAATGAGCCATCATCTAAGTAACGGCCTGGCCCAACAGCGACCACCGTACCAATGGTGTCGGCTTCTGCTGTCTTAATCCATAGTTCTGATTTGATGCGTGGCTCAGGCTTGACCACGATCTTGTCACGCAAAGGCTTGAGTTTCATTGATGAATCCTCTTAGGGCGGCCTGGCTTGCGCTTTTCCTCTGTCATGATGTCCATCACAGGGAGAGATAAAAAGCCCCCCACCGGAGTGGGAGGTAAGTCGGTGCAATCCGACAAGGAGACATATTCGCCGCACCAATGTGATTGGTACTTAACTACGGCGTTAGGGTAACGATGGCACTCACCAGCGTGACCCGTGTATTCCCAAAATTTGCAGTTTTCGCAAACTTCACTAGAATTATGTGTAGCCATAACAACCTTATCTTGTTAACGGTTAGATAGCCCCCTTGGTCGTCACACCTTGGGGGTTATCGCTATATTAGCAACCAGGGTAACGTTTTTCACGGTCATGGACATAAGCAACGTGTTCACGTGAACCGCCCTTCATTTCGCCCAACAAACCGTCATTCTTACCCATGTGACCATCAACACGGTCGCCCATGCTGTCAGCTTTGCCCATAGCAACACCACCAACCAGCTTGGCTTTGCGTTCGCCAGTCATATCAGAAGCGTTCACGCCTTTGGGCATTTTTTCACCAGATGCACCAGCCATAAACTTGGTGCTGTTTGGGCCTTTTTCACTACCCATCTTCTCGCCTGTGCGATCAGAAGCGGTAACACCCTTAGGTGTTTTTTCTTTACCGTAGTATCCCATTTTAAAATCCTTTAGGTTAATGGTTCTTACATCTTATCAGAAGGGTACGTCAGAATCAATACCCTTGTCAAACTCTTTTGGTTTGGGGTCGTTCAAGTAAGCCCAACCACTCCAGCCGCCCTCAACAATCGGCATGGCGTCAAACTTCAGCATAGGGCCGTTTTTAGTCTCAATCATAGAGCCAATGCGCTGATAACGTGACTTTTCTTGGCCTTGGGCATTGGTGTATTTGCCGCTGATGACTGTGATTTCTTTAATGGTTTTGCTCATTTAACGCTTTCAAGTTTAAAAGTTTTGCTACTTTTGTAGCGGTTTCTTGCAGAAATTCGATGACTTCCGACTCCAGCAATCGTATGTATTGATTGTCTCTAGGGATTCGTTTAATAAATAGCTGTAAGTCTGGAGGGAGGCGTGGGTCGTAAGATACAAAGTCACACCAATCACGACCAGTGCAAGCCATCTGCCAGAAAATTTGATCTGCATATTTCTTTGGTACGGCTTGGTTAAGTAGTGTATCGATGTGGGTTGACGTATTGGGACACTTTATTTCAATAAGTCCGTCAGCACCCACCAATCCATCAGGAGAAGCGCCGCTATTGACAATACTTGGGTGATCAATGAACCCAACTTCATCAACCAAAACGTCCATTTTTGCTTCATACGCTGCCCTTGCTAGTGGTTCTGTTTCTGTTCCCCATTGCATAGCAGAATTGCTATATTGCTCTGCTGGCTTGCCTGTAAGTCTTTCGCAAACCAGTTGAGCCATGTAGTTCTCACGACTCGTTGAGTAGCCCGATTTTGTCTTTGCAACCACATCGGCAACTCTTGAGGCTGTGACTTTTCCAAGTCTTGCTGTAAACCAATCATCAGTCCGTTGTTCCACTTTTAGGCTCCTCTTCGTCACTTAGGACGGCAAAGTCAACATTCCAAGCGTTTTTCAGTTCGCAATCAAAAAACTCCATGTCGTACTTGGCTTCGACATACTTGATTAAGATTTGCTTAACTTCTTCTGCGTTAAATGTGAGCTTCATAGTGCTGCCTTTCGTGCGTTCTTAGCCGCAATAACTTTTTTCTGTGCTTCTGGGTCAGATTGGGTGTCTTTGAAGGCTTCGGTGTAAACCGATTTAAGCGCATCAGCGTTAGGGGCTGCGCTAATCTCTGCCAACCAATCAGCTAGGCGACCAGCGTCAAAGCTAGGTGCTTTCCGGCTAGCAGCGTTACCGTCATCATCCTCTGGGGCAATACCGCAAGCCGCCATCAGCGAATAGCGCCGAGCGTAAGTCAAGGCCGAGCCGTAACCCTGTGGGTCTTGCTTGCTAGCGGGGACGTGGAGTTTACCGCACTCAAGCATTTCACCAGATTCATGCACGAACAAAGTCTCGACAGTCACGCCTGTGCTGTCCTCATAGTTGCGCTGAATTAAGGCAATACCCGCTGCGTTAAGGGCATCAATCACGGCTTCTACGCAAGCTGACAAGTCAGCGTAACGACTGCGAAAGTGTGGGTTTGTGGATGTTTTAAGCGCAGGGCCAAATGCTCTCTGAGCTTTGACTAACGCCGTTGCAATGTTTTTCATACTAACTCCTAAAAAGACCCCGAGAAATTCAGGGCATGGGAGCATTGTAGTCAAGTTTACTAAACATTGTCTAGGTGTTTACCCTATCTACGAAACGATTGTTGGCATTTTCGCTACGCCAAACTTCAATTTTTAGCTGTGCAGCGGTCAGTTGCCACTTTAAGGTTTCTTCTTGCTCAACAGCGGTAGCCAACCCTTTGAGTAGTGCTTGGTATTCCTCATCCGCATACGCCTCACGCTCTTGCGCTGCCGTAGTCTGAACACCCTTCAAGCTGGCTTGTTGCATCAACAATGCTTTCTTGCTCTTGCGGTATTCCTCAATGTAGACCCGATCAGACTTTGCCTTTGCAAACAATGGGGCAGTTTTGAGGATAAATTCAACTGCTCGGTGCGGTGCTTCGCTCATGCAATAACTTTCAATACTCGTAAAGCTGAATCTACATCATTAACCACACAAAGTGTGCCGCCGTTCCACTTGCTATGCCAATCCATTTGTAAAGGGGTCAGCAAGCGGCCTGATGGGGCTTTAGAGCCATCTTTTACTTCCATGAGTACCGTTACCCCTCCAAACCCAATTAAGAGGTCTGGAACGCCGTTTCCGACCGCTGCAAGGGATTGAACTGTTGCGCCTTCTTTGCGAAGTGCCTCAACAATCTCGTTTTGATTGGCGTCTATCTTTGCGGCACGTCTCATGGTTTAGTCCTAATTCTGTTCATACGCTGGCGTAAGTCGTCAGCTTCTTTCTTGCCACGTTTCTTTTCGATTTTTTCGATCATGTCAGCCCACCAAGCGTTAGCTTCGCCGTAGCCGTGATCTTTCGCTTTTTTGCGGTAGCGGTCAATCCATTCACGGGCTTCAGATTCCCGCATGAATTCCAGGACGGTGTTCTTATTGTCCGACTGCATCGCCAAGCACCCATAAAGCCCAAGTTATTGCTGTCCAAGGCACAGAATCATCGCCCATGCGTACTAGGTCAAGGATTCGAGCCGCCTCAAGTTCTTCGTGGTTGTAGTGCTCACGCATGGAGTTTCTCCCGCATCAGGTTACGCAAATTGTTGATGATTTGACGCTTTTCGGATTCAGAAACTTTACGGGCTGGAACTTTAATGTCGACAAACATGGCTTGGTAATTGTTGCGGTCACCACGATTGCGATAAGCAGTCCATTCAATTCCGCTTATCTTGTCCCAATCACGAAAATCTGCCCAGGCATGAGCCGAACACAATCTTTGCCCTTTATCAACAGTCCAACGGTTAGGGCAACCATTGGCTTGGCACATATGAGAATTTTCTTCTTCAGCGATAGTGGATGATTTTTTGAGTTCGTACATGGTTAATCCTTATGGTAAGCGCCCTCGACAATGCGAGCAAAACTGGTTGGTTTAAAAATAAAGTCAACGTCTGCTCTCCAGGGTTTGACTTTGCCTGTCAGAAACTTCGATGTGCCGATATGCTCGAAAAAATTGCTGAACCATTCAAGCCCCTGCTCCTTGGTGAACTTCTGCTCAGCAACAACATCACGCCATCTAGCCGAAATTGCCTTCTTGCGTGAATCGTTAAGAACTTCGCACCTGGGAAGCTGTGGCAGCTTGGTATTGAACATCTCCACAATTTCAGAAATTGGCGCTGATGGCGTGCGCTCGACTTTAGGCGAGGGGACAAGAACCGTAGGTTCTTTATATATTGGTTCTTGGTTATTGGTTATTGGTTTATGGTTATTGGTTGGTTGAACGTCCGTTGAACGGGCGTTGAGCCTTCGCTCTGCGGACGCTTTACCAGCCCTTGATGCTTGCTCTATTTTTGAATGGAAATGGGCAATTTCTTTGTCTGCTCTTTGGTTTGTCCAGCCATCATCAGATAGCAAAAAAAACTCCTCAAGAACCAACTGAATTTCTTGCTCAAACTCTCGCATACCTATCTGACGTGCAACGGTCGTTATACCGCTGTTCAACGGGCGTTCACTTAAATAGTAAGCATCCAATAAACGTCTGTATGCAATGTCCTCAATAGGCGACAAATGTCGTGTGTGACTAACGTAGTCACCAATGTTGAATTGGTAATAGTGCAATTAAGCATCTCCGCAAATCTCCCAGAAAAGAAACTGCGGCAGGAGGGGAGTTCTCTTTTCGGTCTGCTCATGACTTCAGACCTAGCCGTGTTTCAAACTATTGTAATCTAGATTTTTGCCAATTTAAGACCTGGCTTCTCAGGTGAATTACCTAGATCAATGTGTGATTTATTGAAGCTGGTGATGGCTTCTTCCTTGGTCATGCCAGCCTTGTGCTTGCCGTTAATTCTTAATCTTGTGTGTAGAGCTTGACGTTCTAAATCTTGTCCAAGTTTGCCACTTGGCTTCATTGTGAAAGCGTTTTGAACCATTCTGGTTTGATTTCTTTGAGTTGATAGATGCGGAGAGGGGGGATGTTCTTCCAAAGAAACACCGCCCCTCTTGTCACGCCCAACAGTCGTGCCAAAGCCGCTTGGCTTCCCGCTAGTTTGATAGCTTCTTCTTTAGTCATGCGTCGATTGTATAGCACAGGAAACTTTACAAATTAAGGGTAAATACTTAGTATTTGGTCTAGCAAACTCAACTACAATCAATCCCAAGCCGCAATCAAGCGGTCTTAAAGGGCAAAAATGCAAGACATATCAACTAAACAAATGGAGCTAGATCAACTATGCCAACTACTTTACTCAAAAGGGTTCGAGAACACTTTGATAGACCGTATATCGAGCGTCATATTGTCCGACACAACATTCGGTCTTGGGTCACTTCTGTTCGATACCTTGGTGACAAATGGCTCCTCGCAATCCCAGTTCAACGAAAGGAACAGCAATGAACTCCCATTTTGAAACATTCTTGGATTACGCATTGGCTGTTGTCATTGCAACTCTGTTGGCTTGGTTTTTAGCGGTAGCACTTGTATGACTGACGACTACGACTACGACATAGAAGAACTGCGCCAAGAAGTAGCTGCTGAAAAGCGTTACTACAACCAGCTTATTCGCCACCCTAACCCGCAAGACCCTGACTATCCAGAACTAGAAGATGATGAGGAAAACACATGAACAAAAATGTTTGTCCAAAAGGCATGGTCTATACCTGCTGTGAAAACTACGACAACTGCACTTTTGGTTACGACAAGGATGCGGAAATCAAACGGCTCAACGAAAAAATTGAGTTTCTTGCTCGAACCAATATGTTGTATAGCGAATGGGAACGCCGTGAAACACCGGTGACTAACGAGTTAATTCGCAAAGGTATTGAAGAACACAAAATCAATGCTGAGTTGCGTTCAGAGATTGAACGCCTCAAACAGCGTGAATGGGTTGGGCTGACGGATGAGGAGATCGGCAAACTGTACCGTGATGGGTGGTCTAACAACATGGAATTTGCCCGAGCCATCGAAGCCAAACTCAAGGAGAAGAACACATGAATAACTGGCCTTTTCCTACTCAACTGCCTCCCAGCAAATCTGGCGAGCCTAAATTTAACCCCGACAACTTTGAACCAGCACCTTGGTAACTTAATGCGCCCACACCACCACAAAATTAGAGACTTAATGAAAACCCAACAAGATGGGCTATCAGCAGAATCAATTGCTACCCATCTAAAGGCTTTACCAGAGGTAATTCGCAAATCACTTAAATCTATGCCAGACGCCTACATAGACCGATGGGAAGGCCCAACAAATGGGCAATACACGGCTATCTGGTGCGTTGCCGATATTCCCGAAAACTGCCCACACCCCAAAAAGGATAATCATGTTTTTCAAACTAGCTCGCAAAACTGACCCCAAGACCAGCAAAAAAGCCGCTGAAAAAGTGGATTTCTCTATCGGACACCACGACCAAATCCTAGCGGTGCTGGTACTTAGCGGCCCGCAGGGAAAGGACGGGATAGCCGACAGGTGTAAGCTAGACCCCAATCAAGTAGCTCGTAGGCTACACGAAATGGTCAAACTAGGTTTGATTCGTGCAACAGGCAAAAAAGTTAAGTCAAAATCAAACAGGGAAGAACGAGAGTGGGAACTTGTTTAATCAATGAACAATAAACTTAACAAGCAGCAACGGCAGTATCTAGCAAGGGTCAAAGAACTGCCTTGTAGCGTATGCGATACAGTTGGGCCAAGTGAAGCCCACCACATCGTTCAAGGGCTGCAATATACCTGCGTTGCGCTATGCCCAGACTGCCACCGTGGGTCAATGATGGGATGGCATGGGCAAAAGAGAGCTTGGGCAATCCGCAAAATGAACGAATTGGATGCCCTAAACGTGACGATAGAACGATTAAACGCTTAGTATTTTCTCATATTAGGCAAAGGCGCTTGGCTCTGGTCGCTACCAGGGTGATGCGCTTTTTCCATTGGCAAGTGCATATGCTTGTCCAGCTTTTGCTCCAGACGTGCTACTTTTTGCTCCAATGGGTGCTGATGGCTTTTCTCCACAACGTAATGACCCTTGGGAGATTCTTTGCCTTTGCCTGTGATTGTGTATGCCATTATCGTACCTTTATGATCTGACCACGAAATTCGATATGCTCATTATCCCACTTTCGTGCCAGTTCGGGTTGCAATAGTTGACCCTTAAACAAAGTTAATACCGCAAAGCCAGAACCCCAGTTAAGTGGCGCATCCTCGGTGTAATTGTAAAACTGTGGCCCTTCAATTTCTGCCAGCGTACCAGAATCCACACCATAACGCACACCGTTATAGTCGGTATAAGGCGTCCATTTAAGCTGGTGAAGGTGACCTGTCACCATCGACACACCAGAGCCTAGCGTGTTGTTATAGGTAGCGTGTGCACCACCCTTCCAGCGGTGCTTAATAATCAATGTCTCAGTAGGCCAGCACGACCAGCAAGGTTCCCAATCAGGGAAGTGGTCACGCAAAGAGAAACCCTGCACCTGTTCATACTGCGGCGCATTAGCCGCTAGAAACGTCTCAAAGCGTGCATCGTGGTTACCCAAAGGCCATACCAGCTTGACGTTGTGACGGGCTGCTTTAGCGGCTTCCTCGACTTCACCTAACTGATTCTTACAAGATTTCAGTTCTTCAACTAAGGATGGGCTGTGAGTAAATCCAATGCGAGGATGGCGGCTAATAGTAGCGGCATCAAAAGCATCCCCGTTACAGATAACGGCTTTGGGCTGGAGTTCTTTAATAAGATGTAAAAGACCATCAAAAGCGGTAGATCGATTGCCAGGCCAGAAATGGGCATCAGAAAAAACGATGACACATCCATTTTCAATTCCTAAGAGCTTACGGGCTGGATGCTCTCTTTGAACCACACGTTCTTTGATGCTATACAAAGGCACAGAAATCTTTTCTTCCAACCGATCTCTGCGCCTGTAAATGTTTCTCTCATCCATGCCAGTAATTCTGGCAATTTTTTTAGCAGAGCCATGCTCATGCCAAAGTTGCAAGAATTCTTCATCTGTAATTTTCGTAATAGGCATCTAAATCTCCAATAGCAGCTTTTCCAGCACATTGATGACTTGATGCTCTACGCCTTCGTCATCCGAAAACTTACGCAAATCGTGCAGAAAAACGTGCAATGCTTCATGGAGAGCTGTTGACTCTAAGCTACTAGGTGTGATTTCTTCTTCACCAAATGAGCCAAGCTGGTAAGTCGCTAGTCTTGCCTCATCATCAAAGCTAATGCAAGCCATAGCATCCCTAGCAACTTTGTTATAACGCTCTATGCGCCAATCGTTCAAATTTAGCTTGGCTTGCCATTTTTTAATAAAGCTATCAAAAACAATGGCTTGTTCGGCATTTGGAACGTTTTTCATGACGCAATTAGGTGCGTCAAACATTACGCCAGTATGTCAAGAGCTTGCTTTGTTAAAGCAATACGTTCCTGTAAACCAAACGTCCCACCGTTGATGCGCCGAGTCAATCCTTCCCAATTTTCTGACTCAGCCAATGGATTACATCCATGTGTAGCCCAGAACCAACCACCACTCATAGCCGCATACATGGGTTGCGCTACTGGATTAGGGTCACGCACAAAATCCATGCCAACCGACTGACCAAAGTGCCAGAAGTTGTCGTGACCTGTGAGTTGAATTACACCCCTGCCGTGGTAAAGCCACCCATCCCCAGACGCTTCATCACGGTTGCCCATACGATTGGCGTAAATCCGATTAGCGATACGCTGCGGCTGGTTAGCGTATTGAGGTATTTCTTCTGGCTTAAACTTGTGTCCAAACAAGCGTTCAAGCGTTGCGGCTTTGTAGTTTAAGTTTTCTTCAAGCGTTCGAAAATGATTGCTTTCGTGGGCGCATTGCCCAATAAAAGCCGCCTGTTTACGAACATCGTCAATGCCAAATTTGTGAAAAGTTGCGTTAAGCGGCTCAACCCATGACGGGCTAATCCCAAGACGCTGAAGCTGGTCACTATTTAACATTGACCTTACCTTTTACTTCGTTGTATTGGTCGATACAGGCGTTGAGGCGGGTGACTGCGAGGTCGCCGTCTGCGGCAATGGCTGCAATATCTTTAAGAACCTGTCGCTCAGATTCGGCTCCATCTTTTGGATTTCCTCCGGCAGTTCCGGCATCTGAACTGGCTTGAACACCACAGGAGGAGGGGAAGCGCAACTCGCCAGAGTCAATGCGCTGAACAATACTAATT